CGCTGCTGTCATCTCCTCATCCTTACCAAACCAGCTGTTGCGTTCTTGCCACGCTTGCGCTTTACGGTCAGGTTGTACGGCTTGAGGCTGTACAGGTCGTTCTTCACGGCGCTGTTGTACAATATCTCCGGGTTCTTGTAAAGGGGTTTCCTTTAAACTCTCTGCACGAAGTACCTTTAATTGCGCCAAATTCATCTTTTCTTGCGCTGCAATCACACCGTCGGTGTCGCCAGACTCGTAAGCTTCTCTGTACGCGCGTCTAGCAGCGTCCATTTCCATTTGCGCGTTAGTTTGTGTGGTAGAGATGTATTCCTTCTCACCGGTGCTGTATGCAGAACGTAATTTTTGGTTCTCTTCATATAAACGTCTAGCTACCGCTAAAGCTTCTTCTTGCTCTCTAGCCAACTGTTCTTTAGCTCTACGTTCATCATGCCAAACCTTTTTAAGCTGTTTCAGCTTCTGTTTAACCCCTTCGTCATACTCTTCAAGTTCATCACGATCTAAATCGTCAACGATCTCTTTAGGCATGGGTTGACGGCCTCGGTCTTCCTCCGGGGTATCATCTTCAATCTCGATTTCAATATCAAGCTCAGTGTTCTGATCTTGTTCGTCTGGGAATTTATATTCTTCGTATTCAGCCATGTTCTACTCCTTATGCTCTCTTTATGCCGCGAGGGTCCTGAACGACCGCTTCAACTGAGTCATCATTGATAATTCGCATTTCTCGACCGTGAATCTTTAGTCGTGAGCCAGCGTTCGGTCTAACCAAAATAAAATCACCTACCTTGCACCAAGGACCACTAGGGAACTTCTCTTCTGGGTAGCAATCTGGACCTAAAGCAACTACGAATAAAACAGTGGTTAATACTTCTTCGTGCTTCATAGTGACATCAGCTTTAATGATGCCACTTTCGTATTCCTTCTCTACTTCAGGAATAGCACATAAGATGCGGTAACCCGATGGTTTAGGTAGCTGGCTTGCTTTCTCTTCAGGGGTGGCTTCCAAGTCAACAGCACCAACTACTTGCGGTTTATTGGGGTTTGAGCCAATAAGTATCTTACTCGTCATCCGAGTTCTCCATTTTGTTTCTAAGGGTTTCAGTTAATTCCCTAGCGATGAGTAACCCTCGTACCTCACCACAGAGCCGTTTATATTCGTCAAAACTATCCGCCTTCCCGTGGCAGATAGCATTTTGGATTAGTTCGACTTCCTCATTGATCTGTTGGATCAATAATTCAAATGCATTCATTATTCACCTTTTGCCGGTTTGTTTTTTGTCTGAGCTTCCAGCGTTGCCGCTGTTTTCAACGCATCAATAGCCATCTTCTGATTGCTACTGCGTTTCTGTTCAGTAACCTGTGCTGCTGTTTTTAAACCATCAATTTTCAATCGAGTGGCGTCACCATCACGTTTAGCAGTTAGCTCTGCCGCAGATTTCAACGAGTTCACCTTATTGGTTTGTGCTGCTGTACGTTCTTGTGCTGCAATACGCTCACGTTCAACTTGGATCTGCTGTGATTTCAGCTGAATATCCGCTTGGTCTTTCTGGGCTTTGCGCTGCTGCTCCGCCGCTTTTAACTGCAACTCTTGCATCTGCATCTGAACCAATGGGTCTTGCGCTTGTTGTTGCGCCTGTTTTTGAGCCATTTCCGCTTGATTGCTCTGTAACAACTGCTGTGCTGCTTGAGCCAATAAAGGCGATAACTTAGCTTCCACTTCAGGGTCCATGTGAATGTCTTCACCTGACTCGTCTTTTTGTGGTGGCAATGCAAAACCTAACTGCTGTTCAATCTGTTTGCGGTACTCAAACCCTAAATGCTCAGCAATATGTGCTTGAGCTGCCGCTGCAATCTGAGGTGCTGCTGGACTATTCTGTAGCATCTGTTGGATTTTTGGGTCTTGTATAGCAGCCATATGTACTTGGATATGTGCTTGGTGATCTTGGTTTATAAACGCTTTGACCGGTTTCATCGCCAAGATGTTTTGATTTTCTGTAATCGGGTCTAACGGTTTCATATCCTCAGCCATCGGTACTAACTTCTGAGCGTCTTTAATACCCAATACATCCAGCATCTGACGATGTAACAACGGCATGTTGTAGATTTGAGGCGACTGCTGAGCCAGCTGTAGTACCGCTTGGTATTGGACAATCTTCTGCGCCATTGTAGAGGCGTTCGGATCAGACACAGGAATAACGTCAACCATCGAATAGTCAGAGCGTTTAGCCTTTCTATTACCGGTATCTGGCTCGTAGTTGTAGTCTTCCGGTGCATAGGCAGCGATGATGCCTTTTAACAGTACCAATTCTTGTTTAAAGCTATAGTGAACCCGTGCTTGAATCGCACTCATTGACTTCAAAGTACGTTCTAAAATAGCCAGCGTGGTACCTACCGGCGCTTGGCCTGACATATCCGCTACTTGTAGGTCAGCCGCGTTAGCAAATCGTCTACCCTCATCAACAATCTGGTTAAGCAACGCCATTAATGTCTGGCTAGGTTCTTTATATGGTAGTGGGATGATGTTATCGCGCATTGCGCCACTTGGTACGTCTACATCACGCCATTCGCCCGGTGCTATCGGTGTGTCATCACCTTTAATCCGCATTCCTCTAGCTTTGAAGCCACCCGGGAGGTTAGACAATGTACCTGCGTCCACAAGCTGTCTAATAAGAGAAGTGCCAGATTTAGCAAAAGCGCCAACAAGATGAATAAGCCCGAAACAATAAAAACCAAAACCCGGCACATAGCCGTAATGCACGAAATGCTGACGTTTTTGATACGATTCATCACCTTCCTCCCAGTTTCTACGGATAGATAAGATTGTGTTGCTGCCTTTCTCAACGGTAACCACGTATGGCAACGCAATACCGGTCGTTTCTCCATCTTCTTCATGCTCAAAACCCGGCAAATCGAGGTCAACGTGCATCTCCAACACCTTGTATCGGTCGTCAGATGTCGCTCTAAAACCCATCTTTTCGGCAATTTTCTTCTCAACTTCATCCAAAACGTTGTCTGGTTCACCCAAATCAACATCTCTATAGAAGCCAGCCACCTGCAAACGACGCAAATCGTTCTCTGTCTTACGCATTACGTGAGTTACACGCTCTGCTTGTTCTAAATTCATCGCACCATAAGGCACAACAAGGTCTTCAGCAGGTACAAATACGGAAACTTGACGGTCTAAATGCGGATCGAAGTACACTTTCTTGAACGCATTACCTGACATACCTAAGCCCCACAGCATACGCTCGTGTTCTGGCCTAAATTCGGTCATCTCATCAGTCAACTGATAGTTCATGTCCTCTTGGACACGTACTGCTGCGTCTTTTTTCTCTTGCGTTTCTTTACCAATAATCTGAGTTTTAACCGGACCCGCTGCAGGGAACGTACTCATCATGGTTTCAGCTTGGAATTTAACCAACGCCTCGCTTAATAGAGGATGATACACACCACAAGCACCCTCCCAAGGCTCTGACCGCTCCTCAATCTTCATACCTAACAGCTCAATACCGTCGACATATGTCTGCAACCAATCACGTCTTGACGCGACATCATTGTCGTAGTCGGCTATTAAGTCTCCTGCAATTTCCTGTAGCTCTTTCTCATCCATTTCCTCCGCTAAGTTAGCATTGAATTCGTCTGAGCTTTCGTCTGGCATTAAGTCAATCTCTATACCACCGATTGTCAACGTGACATCATCAGGGTTTTCAATTTCAATTTCCAGATCAGGTTCACCTTCTGGTAAAGAACCAATGCCTTGAGGGGCTTGGTACAACGATTTATCTACACTCATTATTTAATACCCTTTGGTCTTTAACCAGTTAGCTACTTTAAAGATTTCTTCCGATGTTGCATTTTGCTTTATAACATTTGCTTTCATCGAAATAATTGCAACATTACCAACCACATAACCTTTGCTGGCGTCTATCTTATCTAACGATGGACTGTCAGGTCGAGATGTTTTATTCCCTAAAAAGTTAAATCTTGTCCCAAACACAGGGCAAAATTCAGGAAATATACTCTCGATATACTCAACTGTAATATCAAAAGGTATGTTAGTTACGTTTGCTCTTTTCCTCGCTCTCCCTAAAGCCCTAATAATCCAGTGTTCTTTTGGGTGCTTTTCTACCCACTTTCTGTGCTTCTTTTTAGCCGTTTCTGGGTTAGCTTTTTGTCGCCATCCTGCGTCATAGCGCTCTTTTTTAGATACAGCTTGACAAGCTGTACACGCGCCACTATCAGTTCTCCTTATAGCAGTATGTCCATGTGGGCATACCCTTCCCGTAAAGTACTCTTTGCTTCCAATCTCTTTAGCTTCTTTTCTTGACGCTGGCAGTTTGTTATTCACTTCAATCACCTATACAGTTATCTACATAGGTTATTATACCAAAAACATCAACGTAATAAAATTAGTAGTACGCCACCTTTCGTCTAAAGTAATGTTCCTCTTCTGGTTCATCCATTTTTGTGCCGATGAACCCACCTTGACGGAACCTTAGCATTGCTTGAGAAACTGTATCGACAAGGTCGTCGTGCGTTCCTGCTGGGAAAGAGGCAACGTCGTCTATCAGCTCATCAGCCCATCTCGCCTCCGGCGCCCATACGAACCCTGATGCAAAAATATCAGCCACACTGTTAAGTCTTGAAATCTTGTCATTACCTTTAGTCGGTGTGTACTCCTGCACCGGCACACCCATGCGACGCAACTCTTGTATTAATGACGCACCAGAAGCCCGTTTCTCGATGATGACACTGTCTGGTTGCCACTCTTGATACGCCTCGTATGCCCACTCCTTCAGTTCTGGGAACTCCACACGTTTCTTAACAGCATCAAGCAGGATGATATTCGGACGTAAAACCCCTTCCTCATCTTCTATATAGAACACACCCCACACCGTCAACGCACTGTAGTCAGCCCGGTTATGTTTCTCGAACGCGGTATCCCACGACAGTAGTGTGAACTCGATATTATTAGGCGGTGCATCTCTATCCCAGACTCTCCACCACTCACGCTTGATAATCGCACCTTCTTCAGACGTCGGGTTCTGTTGGTACTGTGCTTGCCAGAACCGGTTATCCAGAGAGATCTTGGTTTTCTCTAGCTCCTCAAGCTTCCAAAACTCCGGCCATACCGGTTGACCACTTGGTAAGATTGCAGGGAACTCAAGCACTTCCCATTGATCGCCGTCTGGATTCCGTATCATGTTATCAATAAGTCGACCCACTAAGTCCCTTTTCGACCATCGAGTCATAACCACTATCAAAGCCCCGCCCGGCTGTAACCGCTGACGAGGACCTGTCATATAGTAATCATACACAGCATCAAACACTTTAGGGTCGTTACTCTTACCTTCTTGTTCACTTAAAGGATCATCGATGATACAGAGGTCAGCACCTTTACCTGCTACCGCACCACCAACACCCATCGCGATATACACACCATTCTTGTCCGTATTCCATCGAGCTGCAGCGGTTGAGTCACGTCGCAGGCGTGTATCAGGAAATATC